GAGGTTCACTCATTGGGCGGCTCTGAGTTCGCGGTGAAATCTATCCTGACTGGCGGGGCTTCGCACATCACCAAGATGGCAGCACCTACGTTTGACGACTCATACAAAGATGTGTGGAAAGAATCAGCAGGCGAATACAAGCGTGGTGACATCGTGACCCATAAGGGCAGTGTATGGCTGGCTAAATCTGCCACAATCGAACGCCCTGGGCTTGGCGAATGTTGGAAACTGATTGTAAAAGCAGGCCGCGACGGTAAAGACTTATCAGTTGTAAAACTTGACCGCCCCGCAACCTATAAGCTGGGCTCGTAATGCTTAAAGTCACATCTACCACAGGCACAGAGCCGATTGACCTTGTAACTGCAAAGCTGCATTTAAGGGTTGACGATACCTATGAAGATGCGTTGATCACGGAGTACATATCGGCGGCACGGTCTCATTGTGAGCGGTTCACCGGGCTGTCATTCATTGAACAAACAATCTCCTACCATACCGAATTGGTAGACGCAACATCGCACCGGGTCATTCTCCCGATTGGCCCAGCGGTATCGGTTCAATCCGTAACCGATGATACAGGCGAGACTATCACGGCCACATGGGTTACAACCGCATGCCCTACAGTCTTGACATTCTCAGGCGCGTCTGACGGTGTAACGATAGCCTATACCACCGACGCTACTATGGTGACTAGCGACATCAAAACCGCCATGCTGATGCTCTTACATCAAATGTATGAGAGCCGTGGCATGGTAGATGGTGAAGCGGTTTACCGGGTGGAAGAAGCCTATTTGCGAAACCATCGCGTATTGTTTGGGTCTTCCTAATGGACGCTGGCAAACTTGACCGTCGTGTCACCCTGCGAAGTAAAGCAACCGTGCAAGATGCCTACGGTGGCGAGACGGTCACATGGGTTGACATCACTACCGTATCAGCTAGAAAGCTCTCAAGCAAGGGGAAGGAATTCCACTCTGGTGGATTGATACTTTCGTCTGGCATGGTGGGTATCCAGATTCGTCGCACGCCTACCGTATCAGTAGTCACTCAGTTGGATGTTTTCGTCTTGGATGGAGTGACCTACAACATCAAGTCTATTGATGAAGTTGGGCGCAGGGACTATCTAACCATCATGGGCGAAGCTGGGGTAAGCGATGGCTAAAGTTCTTGGATTGCAGGAGCTGCAAAAGCGCATGCATACACTTAGCGCCGAGGTTGCTGGAAATATTGCGCGCCAGGCCGTTGTGGCTGGCGCAGGCGTTATCAAGCGCGATGCACGGCGCAGAGCGCCAATTGCGGAGGCCGCTTACTTGGCATCCGGTGGTGAAAAAGATCACACGGTCGATAAGGTCAAAGTGGCCCCTGGAAACGTGCCCAAACATATCATCATGAAGCGCATGACAAAAACCGAGTTGTCTGCGCATTACATAGTGACACTGCGTGGTAAAAAGAAATACGGTTATGCAAAACGCATCGGCGCTTTTATCGAGTACGGTACAGTGAAACAAACACCCCGCCCGTTTTTAGCCCCGGCCTTGAGTGAGAATGTAGAGAGAATCAAGAACATAATGGCGCGGCGCTTACAATCTGGACTAAAGAAAGCGGGTGCATTTTGAGCGCATACTTTTCTGAGATTTTCACCATCCTTTCGCCATTGGTATCTAATCGCGTTTACCCGGTGACGTTCCCGCAAGCCCCTGCAGTACCCGTGTGGCCTGCTATTCGCTACACACCAACAGGTGGGGCGGTGCAATTCACTAGCTGCGGTGATGCGAATGACCCAGACATATCAATTCAAATTGATGTTGTGGCTACTACATTCGGGGCCGCTATCACTTTGACCGAATCAGTCAAGACGGCTTTTAATACTTTCTCAGTCCCTGCGGTGTTGGATGCTTATCCAATATTCGACTACGACTACGAAACCAAGACTCACCGTGCCATTCTGCAATACACCATTGCCGGATCAAGCGTGTAGATGATAAAATTCACCAACTTTTTTAGGAGCTCTCTATGTCAAAAGGTAATACCACGAAGTTCTATGGGACTACATTCCAAGCCGTCAGCGCATACGCTGCTGGCGTGGCCCTCACTGGTCTGACCAACGCATCGCCTGCGGTTGCAACTTCGGTTGCTCACGGTCTTACATCTAACGATATTGTCAAGATTGCCGCAGTAGTTGGCTTGACCGACTTGAATACAAAAAACTACGTTGTCAACGTGCTGACCGTGGATACATTCGAGCTATTGGGCACTGATACCACCAACGCCGATACTTACACCAGCGGCGGCACATTCGCCAAAGCTACTTTGTCTGCTACCTGCCAGATGACAGGCTCCACTCACGGTAGCGGATCCACATCCGAGATTACTACCGAAACGAACTGCGGTATCTCTAAAGACTTTGGCGCACCTGATGACGGCCAAGCTACATTTAACTTCAACTATGCCCCTGCTACTTTTATCACCGCGTTGGAAGACAGCCGCACTGGTGTTGCTGAAATTGCAGTGGTCACGACTCTGCCATCTAGCGCAGGCATTATGGTGGACATTGGTGTGGTGGTGTCAGTTAGCCGCGACGGCTCTGCTGGCGGTGTGTGGACTGGCTCTGCTACTCTTACCCGCACTCAGGCTCGCGTAGATATCGAGGTCTAATCATGTTTGATGCCGCTAAATTCATTGAAGCGGCTCGCGCTGCTTCTAAGTCCAAGCCCGTAGCAATCACACTCCCGACAATCGGCGCTGCTTTCAAAAAGAAGCTGACAGTTTCAGATATTGAACACGCAGGGGCTGTGCGGGAGAAACTCTCAAGCGCTGGCAAACTTGACCGCAGTATGAGTATCGCGGTGGGGTTGGCTCAGGCGATTTGTGGCCCTGATGGTGCATGCGTGTTTGATGTTGACAATTCAGACCATTTGGAGATTCTCGCGGCACTTCCATGGGAGTCTGTGCGCGGATTGATGGCGGATGATGAAGCGGGAAACGCCTAACACCCCTGCGCGAATATCTAATTGATTTGAGCTTCGCGCTGGGGTTGCCGTTAGATGTATTGAGGGATATGAGTGCCGATGATTTGGCACTCTATCAACAGTACACAAGTAAGCGAGGTTTTCCAGGGCGTAAGGTGGAATTGCTACTCGCACAGGTTAGTCAGATAATGGCGCAAACTATGGGCGGTGCAAAGAATACTAAGCTGTCAGACTTCCTATTTGACCCTGCACCAGAGTTAGAGGAGCCTAAAGAAATGACGGTCGAGGAAATAAGAGCGCTACACGGCTTCAAACCCAAGAATAGAAAGAAAAAATGACCTCAGCATTAGGATCGATGGTTGTCAGCTTGGGTATTGACGATGCAAAGTATGTGCAGGGTTTGACCCGTGCAGAGTTCAATGCAGCCAAGGCCGCAAGGATCGCCGAAAATGAGGCACGCAAGATTGAGCGTGCTAGCATGCAGGCGCAAAAAGCCGTTGCTGACATGGCTACACAAACCGGCCTTAGCTCTAAGCAAATGGCTAATAATCTGCGTGGCGTACCCGCGCAGTTTACTGATATTGTGGTCAGTTTGCAGGGTGGTCAAGCTCCTTTGACTGTTTTCTTGCAACAGGGCGGACAGCTTAAGGATATGTTTGGAGGAGCTGGGCAAGCCGCTCGCGCTCTTGGTAGTTATGTTCTTGGTTTGGTCAATCCGTTTTCTGTCGCAGTTGCGGGTGGCGCTGCTGTCTTATTGGCAATACAAAGCGCAGCTAATGAAACTCAAGAGCTGCGCAAGAACCTACTATTAAGCGGAGGAGCGTCTGGCGCATCTTTGGATGAACTAACGGGCTATGCAGCACGGTTGGGCGGCGCGTTTGGAGTTACGCAAGGTGCTGCGTCTGCTGCTCTTGGGACTATCGTTTCTACTGGTAAGGTAGCCCGTACAAACCTAGCAGACTTTACAAAAGTTGCCATTGCCGCCGAGTCATCCCTTGGGATTTCGGTAAAAGACATTGCTGCCAACCTCAAAAAGCTAGGCGAGGACCCCGTAGCTGGAGTCATTGAATTAAATAAGCAGTTCAACTTTTTGGACGTTTCCACATTCAAGCAAATCATTGCAGCGCAAAAACTTGGAAACACTGTTCAAGCGGCTTCCATTGCTCAAACTGCCTACTTGGATGCGCTGAAAAATGGAACAGAAGAGATGACGGCAAACTTGGGAACTTTAGAAGCTGGATGGAAATCGCTCGGAAAAACGGCAAAAGAAGCATGGGACAAGATGCTGAATATTGGCCGGGAGCAAAGCTTGGATGAGCAAATTGACAGTCTTCAAAAAAGTATGGCTGGGCGTGAAAAGGCGTTTGCCAATCAATTCGGCGACAATGCAAAAGGGTTAGCTCAGGCGGCGTTAAATCGTGGGCAAAAAGTCCCCATAGGATTAAGCGATGACCAAACAAAATTAGAAGATTTGCGTGATCAGCGGCGTATTGCAAGGAGCGCATCAGATAAAAAATTCGCAGAGCAAGAGCAGCGTGACAAAGAACTTGCAAAACTCGCAGAATCAGCCAAGCCACAACCAAAGGGCGGCAAACAGCTTTCGGAATTCGATAAATATATCGAGCGACTTGACAAGCAAGAGCAAGCCCTTAAGCAACTCTCTTTTGAAGAAATTGCAATCGACGATTTGCGCGAAGGTAGGTTAGGAAAACTCACCAAGGCGCAAGAGGAAGACTTACTTTGGAGAGCAAGACAACAGGACTCTATCAAAGCCGTTGCCAAGCTAACGCAAGAAACTGACGCTGCAACTTCAGCAGGCATTCAGCGCATACGTGCGGAAAAAGAGCAACAGATTGCCGCAGGTAAACAACTGGCCGAATCGTTGGCTACACCCGCTGAAATACTAGCATCAAAAGAAGCAGCCCTGCAAAAACAGTTGACTGCTGGTTATATCGACCAAGACA